AAAAGTACAGCGTCCCGGCTGGGCTTGATGGCTCGTAGTACGCGAACCGGGGCCATGGCGAATCTATGCTTTTCAGCACGAAAGCCTCATACTGAACGCGCCCGATCATCTCGAACGAGTAATCAATGTCCCCACTGCGGAAAAATCCGCCAGCCGGTACGCGCACTGGCCTTGTAATGTTGATTGTTGCCCCCGGCCCAATGGTCACGGACTGCCCGGAAACGCTCTGTGTAACGTAGGTCGTGGCGTAGACATACAGCGCATTGACGGCCCAGGCATCAACCATCGAATTGAGTGCGTCAAGGCCAGCGGAGGCGTCTGCACCAGACAGCGCCTCGCTCGGGTCTTTGTAGCCGATCAGGTCATAAGCCCGCGTCACCAATACGTTTGCAGTCGTCATTTAGGGGGCCTTTGGCGGGCGTCCAGGCTTGCGCTTGGGCGGGTCTTCTTTGTCTTCTGGCTTGGCAAGGGAAAGCTCTGGCTTGTAACCGGCCTCACTCAAGCTCTTGTGTTCGTCTTCGGTGTTGGCTACCGCGTAGCCTTTGCCGTTGTGCATGTTCAATGGGTACATGAAAAGCGGGGAGAGGTTGCCCCCTCCCCTTCCTTGTTACTGGGTCAGTCGAACAGCCCAATCAGCCTGCGTCACAGCGGCCCCGGCAATCACATCAAAGCGCGTGATACGGCGGTTGTTGTTTATGTCGAAGGCGCGAACCATGCGAACGGTCAGACCGTCGTAGGTGGCCTTTGACGCCATATCCACACCATTGGGCAATTCCATATCGACCGATACGAACGTGATGGCATCGCGGTGGTAGATCAGGTTTTGCGCGTACGCGGTGGACGCGGTGCCGGTCACGACCGTGATAGCGGCGTTGTCAGCAGGGCGTGTGGTCACGTTCTGGAATGCGCCGCCAGCGATGATTGCAGGCGACAGAATCAGCGTGGCATTGCCCGAACCGTCCGAAGAAACATCCGCCGTGACGACAAATTGACGCAGCGCGCCGGTGGATTGCTTGGTCTCCGGGTTGACAGCGAAGACACTGGCCAAGGTCACCACATCACCGGCTTTCAGACGCGCCGCAGCCGCAGCCGTCCAGCCATCAGTAACGAGGCTGGTCGTAGAGGCATAGGGGTTGTCTGTGGTCCCGCTGTTGATCGTGCCCTGGTTGGCCCCGTTCACCAAAGGCGTGCCACCCAGCGGCCCCACGGTATGCACCGGGAGGTTTTGCGACATGACGAAATCAACGCCCAGGTTAGTGGCCATCATCCCGGACTTGAGTTGTCGGCCAAGGGTGGCTTGGTCGTTGAACAGGCCTGCCATGCCGCCCACCAGCGCGGCGTTAGCCGCTGGGGTGATGGATGCAACAGGGGTTGCGCCCTTCGGCATTGCCATGTTTTGCGGCAAGACAAGCGCATTCAGAATCGCGGCAGCGGTTGCAGGCGTAGTGCCTGGCGTGCCGCTGAAATTGCTGATTGCTTTGTAAGCGGTCGTGCCGATGAACGTATCGATGTAGCTGGCAATTTTCAGGCCAGCTGGCTCGATGAAACGGCGCTTGAAATCGGCATTGATGCTGCCATCGTTGCCGATTGCCGTAGACAGGTCGTAATCGCTGATAGCGAAATCGACGCCGTACTCGGGCTGGAGCGTCAGCGGAACCGTGGGCTCAGTCACATCCTGAATGTTCGCGGTCGCACCAGAGCGCCCGGTGAACATCACAGGTTTGCGGACGTTAATCGTGGTGCCGGGCTTGTATTCCCGTTTGCCCCACATCTCATCGTAATCCGTGTTCACGTTGCCCAGGAAGGCGGATGAGTTGTGCGCGATGCGCAGCACCTCGTTAGTAACCAGTTGACTGGTCTGCAAAGAATTGGCCATGATCATTTACCTTTTCTGAACGCAAGTTCGCGTTCGTTCTGGAATCGAATCCAAGCCGCTGAATCGGAGGGGTTTGGCACGCCTTTGGCGCTGCCGCGCACCTGTTCCAGTGGCCTGGGTGCTTTGGAGGGTGTCGGGGGCTTAGGCGCGCTGCTGATGCGGGCCTCCAGCTTCCCAATCTCGGCGGATTGCCTTGCTGGCGATAGGGTTGCAATACGCTCAATCTCTTCGGGGTTTGCCGACATGAACGCCATCAACTGCGCGGCCTGGTCGCTTTCGGTCAGGGCCTCGACAATCGGTTTGGTTAGCGGCAGCGCGTCGAAGTCTTCGCGGTCGAATCCGTCGATCTTTTGCGCTTCCGCATAAATCTTCTCGGTCTTCGCCACAAGTGCTTGAAAGCTCTGCTGCTCTCTTTGGTGAGCCGCCTGCGCGTCACGCTTGCCCAGTTCGTGCTTGACCATGGCTTGCAGATATTCCGCGTCGTTACCAAAATGGTCCCGGCTCGGCTCGTCTGGCTTGCTCTGGCTTGGCGCTTGCTGTGCCTGCGGTTGCTGCGGTACAAATCGCTCCAAAGTTCGCATTACCCGTCGCTCTGCTCTAGCCTCCGCCTTTGCAATGCGCTTTTGCAGAATGTCGTCAAGCTCTTTTTGAGTGAACGTCTTTTCCGCAGCCGGACTTGTATCTCCCGCTTCGCCGTCCGTCTGCGATGCGTGGGGCGCTGTGTTGTCCTCAACAGCTTGAGTTTGTGCCGCTTCGTTTTGAACGGGCGCGACTTGCCCTGCCAACAGGTCGTCAGGCATGCTTAAAGTTTCCTTCTAGGATTTGGCGTTAGCCAAGGCCCGGATTCGCTCCGGTCGCGTCCATTGCTGGAGGGAATTCGCCCTGTTCAGGCGAAAAAAACCCCGCGTATGCGGGCTCTTGTTCAATCGGGATTTCTCCCGGTGGCATAGGGTCTGGGGGCGGGCTGTTCAATGCCTGCTGCAAGGTCTGCATTACGAGCGCCTGCACGGCCTCGGGTGACATGCCAGAGTTCAGGGCCTGAATGCGCTTGGTCTCGGCTTCATACGCTTTGATCACCTGCTCGTTATAGCTGGATTCGTTTTTCGCCGTCAGCTCATCAACATCGTGCCCGGCCTTTTCAAGCATCGCTATAAGCTGCTGATTTTGTTGTTGTAGTTGCTGCATCTCCGCCATCAACTGCGGCGGAATCTGCGGCTTCTTGTCGTCTTCCTCGTAAGCGGCCTGCACCTCGGGGGGCAACAGCGCCAGCGCGATACGCGACACTTTGTCAGCCTCTGGCATATCAGACATGGTGAACAACAGCGGGGCTACTGCGGCACCCAATTGCGGGTTGCCTTGCGTGATCTGCGCCAGCCTGTCCGCCACCTCCTGGCGCTGCGTCGTGTAGCTCGGACCGGTCTTCACACGCACGTCATACAGTCCCATGGACGGGTTTACCTGCATCATATCGCCCTCGTAGGCGTGTGCGGTCGGCAAGTCAGGCCGTATCACGGCTGATTTTGGCTTGCCGTCAATGCCCAAAATGCGCTGAGTTTTCTGGCGGTCCAACAATATTGGGGCACCTGCTACGCAAATTCTCCCCACCTGTTCAATCGACCGGCTCAGGTTGTCGATGTAATGAAACGTGGCCGTATCACCTTCGGTCTGTAGTTTGTTGATGGCTACGCCTGATTTTGCATTGCTGTTCTGCCCCAGACTGGACTTGTACATGCCCAGGCTGGCCTGTATATCGTTAAGCGCCATCGCGGCGTTTTCGGCGTAGGCGCTGCCAATGGCTGGGGGGGCGTTCCTAGTCGGTGGCGGCAATGGATTGCCTGAGCTATCCAAATGCTCATAGGGCAACACCGCTGCATTCTCGCGGTTCGACGCCTCCCATCGGTCCTGATACTTTGCGATTGCCTCGGCGGGCGCTACCCATGGCGCTTTTGGTGATAGCGCAACGCTCTCAATGTAGGCGCTGCGCTCGTAGTTGTAGGCCCGCTGCCCGTCCATCATGCGGCGTGTCATGCCGCAGACCTGGCGCTTACCGTCAAGCCAAGCCACGTTACCGTAAATCGGGACAAGGCCTATCCACGGGGCAAAGTAATCCGTTTCTTCAAGCACTTCGCACCCCGACAGCCAGCGCCACTTTACTTTTGGCGTGCTGGCCATGTAGGTTGAATGGACGGGCGCAACTACCCCATCCCTTTGCGCTTTGTCCCAATATTCATCTTCTGTGTACTCGCTGCCATCGGCAATGACGATTTTGTTTTGCCGCTTGTAAATCTTCTCAAACTGCTGGCACACCCGAATGCCGGAATCTCCAAACCAAGAATCTCCGCGATAGCTCTCTGCCTTGGCCTTTGGCCAGCGGCGCTTGAACTGGCTCTCTGAAAGCGTCGTTTCCAACCACCCGACTTCTGCATCTTGCCCATCCGGCTCGATGCTATCTGGGTCAAGCGTTGCGGCCAGCGAATCCACCACTTGTTTGATTCGGATTTCCTGCTCGTTGAGCTTCCAGTCTACGACCTCTGGCACCACCAAAATAAACCCAAGCCCGATGCGGCAGGCGTTTTCAATGCCCGTGTCGTATGCGATCTGTGCGCGGCTGACGTACTCTATCTGCCTGATCAAACCGCCGTAGAACTCTGCGGCCTCGTCGCTAGCGTCATTGTCGCCGGGCAGCACATCAATACCAGGCTTGTTTTGGCGGGCGTCGTTGACGACCTGAGCAATGTATTGATTGGTCTGGTCGAACACCAGCGCGGGGCGATTTCGGCCCCTGGCGCGCAACACGTCATCAGACCATTGTTGCGGGTTCGCCGGGTTGCTGAAACGCATATCCTCTTGCGCACGGCTACGCCAGTCCGCCCACGATGATCGTGCATCATCGTATCTTTCGCGGTACTCTTTTATGTCACTCATGCGGCCATCCAGTGCGATGTATTGGTCTTCGTTATGTCGTAGGTCGGTCTAGTTTTGCCTGCACGCCTAGCGCCTTCGCAGGCGTAGCGCAAAGAGTCGATAACGTGGTTGTTTTTGTCTTCAAGAATCGGGACTACCGCGCCCGTTAGCGGGTCGGTCTTGTAGCTGTACATCGTGAGCTCATCAATCAGGTGCTTGCAGCGCGGGTGAACAACCACATCAAACCCGCGCAAGAACTCGACACCCTCCTCCAGGCTTCGCGCACCTTTGACAGCCGACATAATGCGCGGGAATCCGTGCTTGCGCATGTAGCTGATCGTTTCTGGCCTGGCACTGTCTGCGGTAATAGGCCACTTCTCGGCCTCTGGCACGCTCATAAACAGCTCAGGCAGGTTGTTGATCTCGCAACCCACCATGTAGGCCTCATGGTCCACATAGAGCCGGTGCTCATCAATGCTGCAGCGGACCAACACGCTCGGGTCAATGCTGAATCCCCAGTCAGCGCCGAAGCGGAACACGGTTCCAGGTGGGCGCTCGAATTCTTCTATCGTCCAATTGCGGAACACTCGCGCTTCGCTGTTGGTCTGGTACTGGCCAAGCCATATGTGCGCGTACTTTTCGGGGTCTCTGCCCCGGTCATACTCCATCTCTGCCAGCAACTCAGCCGGTAGCCATGGGTTGTCCATGTAGTTCGCTTCAACCACCACAGAATCAGGCGGGGGCTCTTCGCCCCTCAATAGCGCATCAATCGGGTCCGTTGCTTTGCTCGGGTTCCATGAAAACCAAAGCTCCGAACCTGGCGCTCTGATCGTGGGCCGCAACAAGTCTAAGCTGCGCTGGCTGGCTGATTGCGCCTCCTCGAACCACGCGACCTTAAAGCCCTCCA